AGGAGGATCTAATGGACGCGAAGAACCAGTACGCAGTGTTACTCGCTGACGTTGCGTTGTACGAGGACAGGGGCGAGCGCATCAAGCGGCTGGAGGAGGAGAACGACGCAATGAGAGCGGATCTACTGCTGTGGCGTGAGCAGGAGGCCAAATGAAAGACAGCATCGCATTCATCTACGTCCACAAGACCAACGGAGTGGTCCGAGTGGAGAGTTTGGATACAGCTAAACACATCGACGGCAATCCAGAGTGGAAGCACGTTTCGACGGTCAATGCTCTCTATATTTTAGAGAGTATTTTGAGAGCGAAGGGCAAAGAGCGGAACCTAATCATCAAACACCTACTATCATGAGTACACACATCAAAATCGAGAATCAGACAGAAGTGCCGGTATTGGTTGCTCTTTTCGAGCAGCCCAAATGCAACGACCATCCGACACGCTCGGCTGTTCTCAAACCCGGCGAGAGCTGCGACTGGGGCAGCGGCTCCGTACCGCTAGGCAACTACCAGTGCTATGCCGTTATGTCCGGTGACGCATCATCGCACGACGAGTGGGTGTGGCATTTTCCCGGCATTGCAGAGGTTGTCGCGCCTTTGGAACTAGGATTCAAACTCTGGCACGAGGGCGACATTGACTGGCTCAATCTTAAAGCCATGTCCGCTGACGACCTCAACGCTACGTTTGGATCTGCATACACCTCGGCCAAGAGCAGCACGAAGAGCTGGAACGGAATGTCCTCCTGCATATTCCACATCCGCGGTGGCCCCTCCTGGGTCGAGGAAACCGAGCAGGTTGGGATCTGGAGGCCCAAGACTCTGGCGTACAACGGCGTTCAATCCACGCCCATGAAGAGCGAATAGAAGACAAATGACGCTGCTTCAAAAATTGGGGTTGACGAAGGAGTCAATGGCGAAGATGGTGGGGCCTGTCACTCCGTTCAAAGATCCTAACCCCAGGGTCAATCGGCGGTGGGAGGCTGTTCCGACAGAAATTCGAGAGTCCATTCTCAAGGCTGATAAATCATTTACACTCAGAGAGTTGGCCAAGAAACACGACATCTCAATTACAAGCGTATGGAACATAAGGAAAAACAAAACAAACAAACAATAGAGGAACTAGAACGATGGAAACTGTTATGTCACGAATTGGCCGCATGCTTGGGATGCGGATGCACAACTCAAACCGGCCTGTGTGTCCAGTGCCACAAAGCCCAGAAACGGTATCGAGCAGTCCAGATACCATTGCAATAGCCAAGGCACCTAAACGCAAAACAAGAAAGCATCTCAAGTCAACATACATGAAAACCAACGACTCAATAGATAAGGTAAACGCTCTAAGGATTAAAGGTCTTACATACAAGGCTATCGGTGTAGAACTGAACATATCCAAGCAACGGGTGTTCCAGATCATCGCCGCCGGCAAGAAGCGGGATGAGGCCAGCCAGCAATGGACCGCGGGTCTCGGCTCTCGCAACACGAGCCTGATGAACAAACTCGGGATCAAAGATAAGGCGACCGCTCTCCACGCAATCCAGGTTCGTGACATCGTCCCATTCAAGTGGCCCAACTTCGGGCTTCGATCCTACCACGATCTATGCGCGTGGCTCGAAACTGCTCCGATCGATTCCGGCATAGGTAGACACTGCCCGCATTGCGGCAAAACCTCTAAGCAATGAGCAAACACTCATACCCACTCGTCGAATCTATCAAGGTGGTCCATCTCTCAGATGGACGAACCATCCGAGTGCGGCGTGATCGAACAGACGAGAATCTAAAGACCACCTACGGAGATGGTGATATCCACCTCACTTGCGTGTCACAGGCTCATGATCCCATCGAGATGATCAAGACTCTGGCCCGCTTGGAGAGTGTTCGATCCGTAGAACTGGTTGATTCAAAGGGCAATGGAATCGTAATCCACAAACAAAAATGAAACAGTCCTCAACACACGACCTAGTCAACGCGCTCAATATCATCTCAGCCCAACTCGACACCCCAGATGGAATCCCCAATGCGCTCTGTGCAGAAGCCTCCCAACGTCTCCTTGAGCTGGTCCAGCTCACGAGCGACCTCACAGCGCACATCATCTCCAATCCTGTGCATCACGGTCGATGTAACGCCAAGACCAAGGGGAACTACTGCAATTGTATCTTGGCACGCCTCATCACCACATGAAGACCCCAAGACAAGAGCAACCTTGGTACGAATCCCGCCTGCTAAATAACAAGAAGCCAAGCCCCATCACCGATGAGGAACGCACCATCCTCACCGATGAGAACCGCCGGCTCATCGAACAGTCAGCCAAGATAATCGAGTGGGGAATTACTAAAGGCTGGATCGCATACCCCGAACCCCCCGAACGTCGCATATGGAAATTACCGCAACTCAATCAACCTCCCGGTTTATCAATCGAACCAACCCAGGAGTAGTAGTCACAGTCCTTCATGTTGGCCAGTATCGGCTCGCAGAACTCAGAGCACCCGTCATTGTCTACCAGAGAGACAACAGGATTTATGTTCGCCTCACCTCGGAATTCCACACCAAGTTCAAACCCTATGAAGAAAGCTAAGTCCAAGACCGCCAAGCCCTACGCCGCCAAGCCCAGCACCAAGAAGATAGGCACCTACACCGCCAAGACCCAAGCCATCAAACGACTGATGAAGATCGACAAAATGAAGTAGCCCCCCACAACGATCGGTCCCAAACAAACAACGACATGACACCGCACCAACGTGCGGCCCTTTGGCTTTCCAAGGTGCCGCCAGCCGTCTCTGGCCAGTCCGGCCACTCAGCTACCTACACCGCCGCCGTGGGCCTCGTACACGGTTTCCAGCTATCCGAGGGTGACGCTATTGGCCTGCTCTCCAGCTGGAATCAATCCTGCCAACCCCCGTGGACCGATCGCGAACTCATCCACAAGATCCGCGAGGCCGCTTCCAAGTCCCACTCCAAGCCAGCCGGCCATCTCCTTCAGTCTGGATCCGCACCCTCCACCGCTCCATTCGATATCACCAAGGTCTCATTCAAGCGACCGTCGCCACCCATACCAACCACCCCTCCCGATCCTCAAGCCAGCGAGTTCAAGCGGTTCCTGCAAGCCGCCTTCGCTCCCACCGAGGTGGTCTGCATCTGCGACTCCGTCGAGGAGGGTAGGCCAGTCAGTGCTGGATCATTCATTCCCATCGAGGAATGGATCGCCCGCTTCGATGATCCGGCATCCCGCATCCTCTCACAGGAACGCGAGGGGATCTTCGTACGCATCAATCCCTTCAAGCCCAACCTCTACAGCGGCTCCGACAACGACATCAGCGCGTACCGCCATGTCCTGGTCGAGTTCGATGACAAGCCCAAGCCCGAGCAGGAGAAGCTCTTCCGCGATTCTGGCCTACCCATCACCGTACTCATCGACTCCGGTGGCAAGTCCATCCATGCCTGGGTCCGCGTCGATGCACCCAGCCGCAAAGAATGGGACGCCCGCCGGGATCTCATCTACTCGCTCATCCCCGGAGTGGATGCTAAGAACAAGAACCCATCGCGCTACTCCCGGCTCCCAGGCGCATGGCGTAGTCCCACCTCGCAGCAACGGTTGCTGGCCACTAACCTCGGCTCCGCTTCATGGGAAGACTACCTCACCTCACGCGAGTCCGATGACGACAAGTCCACGGTGGTCTCGATCAAAGACCTCATCAACTTTGATCCCGACAACGATCCCGACAACCTGATCGGCAAACGCTGGCTCACCCGCGGATCCTCCATGATCATCAGCGGTGGTACCGGTATCGGGAAGTCCAGCCTCATGATGCAGATCGTCATCCGATGGTGCCTCGGCCTCGACTTCTTCGGGATCAAGCCGGTGAAGCCACTCAAGATCGGGGTCATCCAGGCCGAGAACGACAAGGGCGACCTCGCCGAGGCGTTCCGCGGGGTGGTCAAAGGACTCAACATGAGCGTCAGCGACATCGCTATCCTTCAAGAGAACCTCCACTTCCGCACCGAGGCCGTCCGCACAGGCGATCAGTTCCTCGCCTACGCCCGCCGGTTCATCCACAAATCCAAGCTCGATGTCATCGTGGCCGATCCTCTGTTCTCCTACTTCGGCGGTGATCTCAGCGACCAAGGCGAGGTCAGTGTCTTCCTTCGCAACAAACTCCAGCCCATCCTACACGAGACCAAGGTCGCTTGGATCTGGATGCACCATGTCGCCAAGCCTCAGCGCAAGGAAAGCAATGAACCACTCACCACAATGGAGCTGGCCCACTCAGGCTTCGGATCCAGCGAGCTTGCCAATTGGGCGCGGGAGATAGCCGTTCTCCATGAGGTAGGCCAATCGAAGCCTCGACGCTTCCAGTTGGCCTTCTGCAAGCGGGGATCGCGGCTCCAGTCTAGCTCGCTTCATCTTCAGCACGCTCCCAGCGGTATCGTATGGGGGCAGTGGAACCCGATGATGATGACCGGGGCGCAACTGAAGGAGCCTCAACCACCTTCCCGTCATCCAAGGCGTCGCGCATAGCCTTGAACCAATCCTCTCCATCAGCCGCTTTCTCTTCGGGGGGAGCGGCTTGTTGCTGCTCGGGCTTAGGCTCCGAATCATCCTCCGAGTCGGCCACTTCCTCATTCTTCCTTCCACCCTTGCGCCGGCGCAACGACACCATCTCGTTCTTCACCTTCCGAAGCTCCGATCTCAATGACGATATATCACGCTTCAACTCCGTAACAACACTCATCAATAGTGATATCTTGTCCACCTCCTCGGCAGGAACCCAATCACATCCACGCCACTGCCTATGAATACGATCGTATATCAACACCGCGCTCTTCAGGTGGCGCATCGAATCAAACGCACGAATCGCACGGCCCAATTCACACCTCAGATTCTCGCGGATGTAGGCCACAACCTCGGACCTCGTGGGATCGGCATCGTGCCGCATCGGCGGCGTCAGCCGGAACATGGCGCGTAACGTGGAACCGTTCTCTAAGTAACTCATGAGAGAACCAAGGTAGCTTCTACCAGGACACCCGTCAAGTATCCGAAAGGAACTTCAGACTACGGTAGCACAAAGTTCCCAGCCCCCCCCGCTATCTCCCCTAAAAGGGAGTTCCATACTCCCTTAAAAGGGAGTCAATAAATGCATCGCCGCTACGCTCTTGGGGGACTTACGCCCCCCGCGGCGGCGGCATTTATTGTGAACCCCGACTGATTGCGAAGTATCAGGTTGGTGGTGGTTGTGGTGGTGGATCGGGGATGTGGATTGCTGGAGCTGGGAGGGGCCTAGGAGCGCGTTTGATGGTGGAAGTGACCTTGGATCCGGAACGGGGGTATCGAACGCTTAAAACAGGATTGCTTGGTTTGGCCTACTCGACCGCACCATGATTCCGAATTTCCCGATTCCCGATTCTGGGATTCCGAATTCCGAAATCCGTATGGCATATGGGAAATCTGGAATACCGCACCATGAGGTTGCGGGTCCGCGGGGGCGCACATGGGGGGGCACATGAGCCGGTGTAACGGGGACGGACACGAAGTGTCCTACCTCGGAGTTCTATGTAAATAGCGGGGTGGGACATGGGATGTCCGATGGGGTACCTGGTCGCATAGTGTTAAATCGGAATGGGAACTATTGGCAAAGGAAGGGGGACCAAAGGGGGACCGGACTAGGGACCGACACTAGGAAGGAAGGGGACCGACACACTAGGGACCGACACACTAGGGGGGACATTGGCCAACTAGGAAGGAAGAGCGGCAAGCGGGGCGTCGGTACTATCGGGGCAACAAAAAACCCCGTAGGGGTGAACCTACGGGGCGGAGTGGGGGTGATTGGATTACTTGCCGTTGCCCGCTAGGGCACTAAGGACAAGCAATAGGGTGAACAGCAAACACAGGGCTAAATAGCCCAAGACACGAAGTAAGGGCTTCAAAGATTCCTCCCATCGATGACCTCGAGGCGCATGCCAAGATCGGCCAGCTTTGCTTCGATGCTCGGACGCACTCGGTCGGCGCAGTCGGCGCAGAATACTTTGATTGAAACGTACTTGTCCCCCTTACAAGCGGAAAACTCCGCGGCACGTTTCCAATCCAAGATCACCCCGCACTCGGGGATCGCGCAGAAAATTGAGCGGCCGACCGCGAACTTGAACGCGTCCCTTTGAATGGTTTCTTTCACAGGCTTAGAATTGGCGGATTAGAACTCCGTTTTCCCACACCCGAACGCAGTCGGTTCGGTTTGAAAGCCATTCAATGGGTGATTCATCTTTGGAATCCACACCCTCTAAGTAGCCGTAGTCCTTAGCAGCTTCCAACGCGGACGGGTACTCGGCCCATTCACAGCAAAGGGCGATCGGATCCAATTCAAGTTCTGTGTCTGTGTCCTCTTCCACCCTTTCAAGGTGTTCAAATAAAGCCCGTAAGGCGTGACTGCTAAATTGCGACTCGCGCCCGCATGCGCGGAACGCTTCGACGAATGAGTACTGCGTTACAATAGTTTTCATGATGTTTGATCGGACGTTGATCGCCCGGCGGACCCCACAGGCTTTCCCGTGGAGTCTCCCGGAAGATCACACACCCGAGAAGTGCACAGCGCCTTTCCCATGGGGCGGAATCCACACGTTTTCCAATCCGCCCCGGGCACCCTTGCAGAGAAGACACACGGAACAAGGGGTACCGAACGCTTCGGAGGCGCACAGGCTTTCGTTGGCTTGGGCTTCGGAGCCGACACGGAAAGTACTCCAACCCATTGACCGAGCGATCACAAGCTCCGCCACGGAGTCAACACTGGCCATTAAAAGGGTTTTCCAAGCCTGCAGGGAGGGTTTTCGCCACTGATGGGTGTATCCCGTGTGGCCACTGGCAACGCCCGCGATGGCCAGCGCAAGGCTAAGGGGAATATGCGTGGGGTCACCGTATGCTCCGAAACGGACTTTCCTACCGGTGAAACCCTCTAAAGATCGCAGGGGGGAATAGTTGCCGGCTTTCCATGATTTATAAATCTGCAACGGAGCCTGTCCTTCGTTGACGTAGCAAGTCCGTTCCACACCGAAGCGCCCGTCAACTTCGTGGCCACGGTGTCGACAGTTGCCGCAGATAATGCGATCAAGTCCGGTTCGGATCGCGGTGACGGGGTCTTCCGCTTTGCACAGAATCCAGATCTGGATCATATCGCCCGTTTTACGGTTGTCGCTGGGGGTTTCGAAGCCCGTGGCGATGATTACGCGGGCGTGATCCTCGTGGATAATGAAGCCGTTCAAAGGACACCCCCAACGAGAAGCTCGGCCACACAGTAGGAAAGAGCGATTAGGACAAGGGCGGAAGCGATTAGGATCGCGAGGGCGGTAAGGAAGGGTTTAAGGGGTTTCATGGGATTCAACGGGTGCAATGCATGGTGCGTTCGATTTCCATTTGCAATTCACCACAGATTCCACGGCCTTCGGCATCGGTAATCCGATACCAGATGAAAGAGCCGGGGGAGTTCCGGCTGAGCCTGCGGGCATGGGCGATGCGGGCTTTAATCGCGGCCGCAACCGTACGGTGACGCGAAATGCGTGTTTTGTTGAAGTGATCGAGGAGGATTATCATGTGTTTTGATGCTCCGATATCGGAGCGCGGGTGAAGGTTGCGACGGTTCACGAGACAAGTCAACTTGGGAATACAAGGGAATTGGAAAATGCTATCGGGAGGCATGGCGAAGGTGGGGGCGAAAAAAAATTTAGAGGTTAACCTGGAGAACGGTTCCGGGGTCGGACATGGAATGTCTGAGGGGGTGAAGAGGAAGACGGGGAGGCCCGAAAAGTCCGTTTCTTCCGAACAGAAAAAAATAGCCCTGCGTGCTGCGTATCTAGGAATGCCGGAAGATCGCGTGGCTGTTCTGTGTGGGTTCTCATGCGGCAACCCTGCTGGATGGGGTCAATATCTCATGCGGCATCCAGAGTTTAAACGGGAGCTTGAAAGCGCAAGGGTCACTGGCGAAGTGGAGATGCAAGGAAGGGTTCTGGATGCGGGAAATGGATGGCAAGGCAGCGCGTGGCTACTTGAACGCACCCGAGGCTACGTCGCCCGCGCATCGTTAGAGCACACAGGCAAAGGAGGGAAGGAGTTAAGCGTTAGTGGTAATCTCCTTGGCGCATTCGGTGGTCAATCTAAATAGGATAGGGAATAGGAATAGGAATAGCAATAGTATTAATCAACTATATGATCCATTGCTCATATTTAAATACAATAGCGGTACTACAATAGTGGCTATTGTAATACAATAGACCACAGGGGGGGGGACCACCCAGGAGGGGGGTGGGTTCTATGTAATACCCCCCATCCCTAACCACCACAGATTTTATGAGTGTCAAGCAAATTAAACGCAAGAAATCCCCTTCACTAGGAATGGGGTCGCATATCCCTGCGTGGAAGCAGCGTAAGCTCCTGGAGGAGGCACAACATTTGGCCAACTTCCCTAAGATGATGCTAGGGCTTCGCGATGTGTACCCGTGGCAGGAGAAGGTGCTGGGAGCGTTGAACGAGAAGCATTCCAAGGTGGCCCTCAAAGCCGCGAATGGTTCTGGCAAGACGAGCATGGTAGCCGCGAGCGCGGTTGTCTGGCACATGCTTCGATGGCCGGGGAGCCTTGTGGTATGTACGGCTGGTGTGTACCGACAGGTAGCGGACGCTCTGTGGCCTCACCTTCGGAAGATGATCAATGGATTGGGTGGCGAGGAGAACGGGTTCTCGATCAAGGATGGCGAGATCCGCTATGTGTATCCGAAGAAGGTGGATGGTCAGGAGCTGGTGAGTAGATGCATAGGGTTCAGCGCGAGCAACCCTGAGAAGGCGGAGGGCTGGCATGTGCAGGGTCCGAGCAATGATTTGCTGTATATTGTGGATGAGGCGAAGGCGGTTCCGGACGGGATCTTCCAGTCGATGGAGCGGTGCCAGCCAACGAGAACCCTTCTCATGAGTAGCCCCGGTGGGTCATCCGGCTATTTCTACGATGTGTTCCGGCGGAACGATGGGAAGTGGAATACGTTTACGGTGACCGCATTCGACTGCCCGCATATCCGGCAGGAGTGGATCAATGATCAGTTCGCGAGGTGGGGCGAGGGTCATCCGCTTGTTAGATCCATGATCTATGCGGAGTTCATGGAGGACGACGGGAGCCTGACGGCGGTGAAGACGATCGATTGGCAGAAGGTGGTTAGTGGCCCACCCAAGGAGGATACCGCCGGCCAGCCGTTGACCGCGGGCTGTGATTTCAGTGCCGGCGGGGATGAGAGTGTGCTGGTGATACGCCAGGGTAATACGGTTAAGAGCCTGATCCGGTGGAGGGATAAGGACACGATGGCCAGTGTGGGTAGGTTTGTGTCTGAGTTCAGGAAGTGGAATCTGAAGGCTGCGGATATCTATGCGGATGTGGGTGGCATGGGGGTTGTGATGTGTGATGCGCTGCGGTCCGAGGGTTGGGATGTGCGGCGGGTGAACTTCGGGGAGCGGGCCATTCGGGATGATCAGTTCGTGAACCGGGCGGCGGAGATGTGGATCGAGTTCGGGCGGATGGTGGAGGAAGCGAAGGTGAATCTCGGGCCTGTTGGAACGGACGAGATTCTATTGCAGCAGTTCGTGAGCAGGAAGGTGCGGACGAATGGTAAGGGGAAGCTGACGCTGGAGGGTAAGGATGAGTTGCGCTCCCGTGGGGTGAATAGCCCTGACCGTGCGGATGCAATGGTATTGGCCTTCTGCGGTGGTGGCGGGAAGCGGATGGATGAGTACCTGAAAGCGTTGGGCGAGGATGGAAGGAGCTTGCTTGAGCGGATGGAGGATGAGATAGGTCCGGTTGAGGAAACCGGGTCTCCGCTTGCTGGATGTGAGGTTGGGGGGTAGGAAAGGGGCATACATTTATGATGAGCGAAAAACAGCGGAATTCGTTGCAGGGCCAGATTGTTGAGGCCGTTGGCCAACGTAGCCCGTGGGAGATAAGGCAGACGCGGTGGTATGAGTTACGCCATCATGGATTGCGCCGTACCAATAAGCCCTGGCCCAAGGCCGCGGATTTGCATTGGCCGCTCATTGATACGGCGATCGAGAAGCTTAAGCCGCTATTCCTCCAGCAGGCACTTGGTATGGATGTAGTGGCCAGCTTTATTCCGATGCGCCAGCAGTTGAATGCGTACACGAAGGTGGCTGAGGACTGGTTCAATTATAAGATTCGGGAGAAGACCAACTTCACGGATGAGATTCTGAGCTGGGTGGATTACACGCTGATGAGCGGGCGCGGGGTGATGAAGTGCTTCTGGAATCCTGGTGATAAGCGGGTGGGGTTCGAGGCGGTGGACCCGATGTACTTTGTGGTTCCGGCCTACACCGTGGATTTGCAGGATGCAGATTGGGCGGTGCATGTGATGCCGATGAGCGTTAATGCGTACAAGCGCATGGCTGGGCAGTTCGGGTGGAAGGCCGATTCCAAGACGATCGAGAAGATTCGGGGCAACCCGCAGACTGATGATAACATCCCGGGGGCAGCGACCGAGGATGACGCGAAGCAGCTCCGCGAGGGTATCACTTACACTACCAATACGGATGGCGTAATTGTGTGGGAGGTTTACCGGAAACGGGATGATGGGGTGTGGGAGGTTTATCTGTATAGCCCCGCCGCAGTGGATCTCGATCTCCGGGATCCCATGGAGCTGCCCTATGATCATGCCCAGCTTCCGTTCGTGGATTTCCCCTACGAGATCAAGGACAAGGGATGGTTCAGTCCCCGGGGCGTGTGCGAGATCTTGGCTCCGTTCGAGTTGTCCATGACCTCGATGTGGAACCATAAGCATGACGCGATGACCCTGTACAACCGCCCGCTATTCCGAGCGGAACGGGAGCTGCCGAACAGCATCAATCTTCGGTTCTCGCCGGGTCAAATCCTCCCCTACGGCGTGGCCCCGGTTCAGATGCCGCAGCCCCCGGTGAGCTTTGATCAGGAGCTGAACCAGACTCGGGCAGTGGCGGAGAACCGTATCGGTAGCCCCGATTACGCGATGGGCAGTGCGATGGGCGGGGGTAGTGACCGGCGCACGGCCACCGAGATCCAGAGTATCAACGCTCAGTCGATGCAGAGCGGGGATCTGCGGGCGCGATTGTTCCGTATGGCACTGGGCAAACTGTACCGGCAAGCTTGGGGACTTTATGTTCAGTATGATTCCAAGAGTTTACGATACCGCTTTGCCGAGGACTCGCTGGATGCGGATCCGGTGGCACTCCACGATCAATATGAGCTGGAGCCGAAGGGCGGTATGGACATGGTCAGCCGTCAGATGATGGTTCAGCAGGCCATTAACCGTAAGCAATTGTTCATGAACAGCCCCTGGGTGGACCAGGTGGAGCTGGATAAGAGCATCATGGAGCTGGATGACCCGTCTCTGATCAAGCGATTGCTGCGGGATCCAGGTCAGAAGCAGCAGGACGAGCTGGAGGACGAGACCAAGACGATCCCGACACTGCTAATCGGTATCCCGGTGCCGGCCAAACCGGGTCAGAACTACGCGGGCCGTATCGGTGTGCTGATGCAGTACCTGAATGCGGCGATCCAGCAGGGTCAGCAGTTCAGTCCTGCCTCGAAGAATGCGTTTATGGTGCGTATCGACAGCCTGTTGCAGGGGTACGAGCAAGTGGCGACCAATGAGGCGCGGAAACTGCGTAAGGAGATCCAGAAGTTCTTGGAGGGAAGCGGTTTATTGCAGCAGCAGCAGCCTCAAATGCCAGTTCCGCCCGCCGGACCCGAGCCTCAGATGGCCCCGCCACCAGTTCAATAAGCTATGACCTGTAAAGATTGCCGATATCGAGCCTCCGACAGAACTTGCCGGCGGTTTCCACCTACCAGTAGACCAACTTGCTGGCCCACTGTCTTAGAATTTGATTGGTGCGGTGAATTTCACGCCATGACTACCATTGTTGAACCCCCTCAAGCGATTCCGGCTGCGATTCCGGCCCCCATTCCTCATGTAGCTACCAATATGGAGCAGCTTGAGGAGGGTGTGGCACCGAAAATCAGGTTCCAGAAGGCTAAGAAGCCCGAGAGCATCAAAGAATTGCAGGATTCACCTCTATTCCAATCTTGATATGGCTGAGTACCAAGGTAAGAAGGTCTCGCTTGGCAAACCGTTCTACACGCCGGGTGAGCGGAAGAAGAGTGCGGTGTACGTTCGCAATCCGAAGGGTACCGTGATCAGGGTTCGATTCGGTGACCCCAATATGGAGATCAAGAAGGACGATCCCGAGCGGCGGAAGAGCTTCCGAGCGAGGCACAACTGCGATACTGCGACAGATAAGACAACCCCGAGGCATTGGAGCTGCAAAATGTGGGGGGTTGCAATTCTTGGTACATCTTCTATGATGTCCATGTGCAACCTATTGAATCAAACAATCAGCGGATAAAATCCGGTCGCTGGAACTTCTTCGACCTCAAGTGCATCACATGCGAAACTCGAATGCTGGTTCGGATTGATGTGGTTAGAGTTCTCGACAAAAATCAAAGGCATTGGAGGTGCAGAGAATGCACCTCGTCTGAACATCTTACGAAACTATCAACAAGGCATGGAAAATACGGGTCTGGTTCGTACCGATCATGGACTAAAATGAAAGACAGGTGCTTGAATCCGATGCACGTTCATTCTAAGACTTACCTTCAAAGAGGAATTGGAGTCTGCGAAAAATGGATGTCTTTTGAAGGGTTCTACGAAGACATGGGTGATCGTCCAAATGGATGGAGCCTAGATCGAATCGACAACTACAAAGGGTATTTAAAAGAAAACTGCCGATGGATTCCGTTGAGAGATCAGCCTAAAAACCGTAGAGACAGCAAGAAGCCTTATACGCCTCCGACAATCCCATGAAAAAGAAATCGAAGTTCAGCAAACTAGCAACGCAACTCAAGAAGGAGGGCGCGGACGATCCCAAAGCTCTCGCGGCATACATTGGTCGCAAGAATCTTGGGGCCGCGGAGTTTATGCGCCGCGCCGCCGCCGGTAGGAAGAAGGCCAAATGATCAGCTTCATCGCCAAACTCCGAGCAGCGTGGACGTTCACCCGGCATCAGCGGTGGGTGGACCCGCTCCCGTGGAGCAAACCAGACGCCATCACACTCAACAATTTTTTCAAGAGCGAGACCGGGAAAAAGTTTAGGGACGCTCTCCTGAATACTGTTCTTATGCAGAACGCTTCTGCTATAACGGACAGAAACCATTTGCAATATTCCTCTGGATTTGCAATGGGTCAGGCCAGTCTTGTGAAGGTTATCGAGATGATGGCCGATCAAGAATCAATTACGGGGCAGGAAGATGATCCAGATTCTGCCACGAACACATAGGATCAAAGTTGCGGTTGCTGCGTCTGTGCGGACCAGCAAACGAATATAAGCACAATATGTCAGATGAAACAATGAGTGCCGATGCGATGCTCGCTTTGGCCAATGATCACGATGCTGGTGTCGATATCGACAGCCAACCACGGGAGACGACTCAAAATAAAAACGAGTCAACTTCGGTTGAGCAAGATTCCTCCAATGAGGGGAGTGCCAGTAAAGAGAACAATGACCGCGAGCAAGAGGATGTAGGCACGAGCAGTAAGTCAGAGAACGATTCCAAGGCCAAGCAGAAGGAGGGGGAGAAGCCGAAGGATCAGAAGAGCAAATTCGCCCAGGATCAGAATCGAAAGACCAAGACCTGGGAACAAATCAACGCTGAGAAGGAGGCCATCAGGGCCGAGCGCGAAGCGGTGAGGCGTGAACGGGAAGAATGGAGCAAGCAACGGGAGCAATCCAGTGTTGCTGATACCAACTCTTTTCGGGACGAGAAGGGTTACACTGCGGAGGATTACGAGGCTGCGGCCAAGGAATTCGATGCGGATGGTGACTCTCAGTTGGCCAAGGCAGCGCGAGCTAAGGCTGATGGCGTCCGTAAAGTGGCAGGCACGAAGCAACAGCAAGTTCAGCAGGAGCGTTTTAACAAGTCATGGGCTGACAACTATGGCCGGCTTTCTGAAAAGGAAGTCTGGTTGAAAGATCAGTCCAGTCCTGAATACAAACGCACGGTTGAATTGTTGCAGCGTGTTCCGTTTCTAACCGCGATGCCGGATGGACTTGTCCATGCGGTAGAATTGATGAAGCTCCAAGATACTGCGGGCAGATCTCAGTCACTTGAGTCCGAGAATAAGGCTCTGAAAGAACAGCTCAATAAGCTCCAGCAGAAGACCGCCATTGGTAAAAGCGTTCCGGCAGGACAACTCAAGACCGAGGAGAAAGATTTCTCACGGTTATCCATGAAGGAGCAAAGGGAGGCCCTTATGAGGGCTACGAGAGAGTTCGATCGGGAAAGCAACCAATAGCACAACCACAACTAAAATATGGCAGGCATTACTACTTCAACCACGCTAACCAGTCAGTTCCAGAACTTCTTCAGCAAGGAGCTGCTCTCGATCGTCCAACAGGAGACGATTCTTGATCAGTTCTCTATGAAGGCTCCGATCCCCAAGAATAATGGTAACAAGGCCATCACGATGTTCCGTTTCGGTGCGCCGAGCGTCGCTAATGTCCAGACCATCAGTTCTGAAGGTACGGCAATCAGCTCCGGTAACTACCGTTCTCTGGTTCTGAACAGCCTCAGCAAGTCGCTCGCTCAGTACGGTCAGGTGATCGGTTTGACCGACATCCTCCGCGCTACGGACCTGTTCAACTCGCTCCAGCAGGCCACCAAGACCTCCGGTCTGGATATGGCTCTCTGGGTTGACTCAGTCATTCGTAACACCTTGGTTGGCTCTAACCTCACTGCGAGTGGTTCCTCTATCGGTTCCGCCGCCGAGGGTGGTGGTACGTTCGATAACTCGGATGCTTGTAACACTGCCGCTTCTTCCGGCGGTATTAAGGTGTACGGCAACCCCGCTACGTTGACCACTCAGACGTTCTCTGCGTTGAACAGCGATACGACTGCCGCTAACACCACGATGACCGCTTCGGCTGTCCTCGATTCAATGACTCGTCTGAAGCGTAACCGCGCTCCGATGATCAATGGCGGATACGTCCTTGCGACCGATCCCCGTGTTACCCGTGATTTGATGCGCGATACCGATTGGTTGAACGCTTCCAACTACGGCAACAAGGGTACCCCGTTCTACAAGGGCGAGGTGGGTTCCATCTACGGTTGCCGCGTTGTCACTCAGACCAACTCGTTTGTCAGCACCGGCTCCGGTACTGCGGCTGACGAGTTCATCTATCAGGCCACTGCCGCGGGTGGCGGTCTGGCGGTCAGCAAGGACATCATCGCCTCGTTCTTCTTCGGTAACGAGTCCTTTGGTATCCCTGCCTTGACCGGTGATGATCCGTTGTCCCCGAAGGTTGTGATCACCGATACCCCCGACAAGAGCGATCCGTTGAACCAGCTCGTCACCGTTGGTGTGAAGCTGTACTTCGCCGCTCTGCGTTTGGCCGCTGGTAACACTGGTTCCACTGCCAATCCTACTTGGTACCTGGTGCATCGTACTAAGACCTCTACCACGCTGTAATATGCGACCCAAGACGGCCACCATCATGGTGATTGCCGTCAGCCCAAAGGGGCATCATCGAGCAATCGGTGGTGCCCCTTCTCATTCCGCTTGCGGATGTGAGGAAGCTGACAACAATGCGCCAATGATTGCGATTCCAGTCGAGGCTCTTTCCACTGATACGGAAGATGGCCAACAGGCTTCTCCCGAGGTTGGTGATGAAGTGGTCCTACAGGAAGTTCGGGGCGTTCTCAAGAAGCTCGAAAATGGTGAGGCTTACGTTGAGATCAAAAGCGTGAACGGCATGCCCGCTGAGTACGAAGAAAAGAGCATGGAAAAGGAAGGCCCTATGGACGAAGAAGGTATGCGTAACATGGTTGCCGAGTACGACAGCGAAATGGAGTCCTAATGCCCATCTACACCTTCGAGAACAAAGGCAAGTCCGTGGAGCAAATCGCTCCAATGGGAACCGATTCTCTTGTTATCAAGGGTGAACGCTGGACGAGACAGCCGGTAGCCCGCTTCGGGGTTACCGGTTTCGCTCGCGAAGCCGAACTCAAGGACAAGGTAAAGCAGGGCTTTAGCCGGATGGAAGACCGGCAGGGAACCCGCTTTGAAAGCACTTTCAGCAAGAATCAAATTCGCAAGATCTGGGACATATGAGCATAGAATCTAATCTAGCAACCGAGTATTCGATGGGCAATGCGGGCTTCCAGCTCGTGACCTCTACCGCGTTGACCACTGGCCCGTTCGTTGCGATCACCACGATTGCTGTCACCACCTTCGCTTCGATCACCGGCAATGGTATCAGCGGCTCTTGGTCCACAGTGGCTATCCCCGCTGGCATCACGCTTCCTGGACCGATCCAGAGCTTCCAGATTTCGAGTGGTCAGGTAGTCGCATTCAACGGAGTGATTAGCTCTTAAACCTGTGACTCTCGCTCTCGGAACACGATTGGCTTCAAGCGGGTCTGGCGGAAACGTCACGCCCGTTGATCCGCCGATCATGCGCCGGGATCTTCTTCAGGAAGACGAGTTCTTCGTCTTACAAGAGGATGGCACTGGAAAGATCGTGTTGTCTTTTGGCACCTACGATCGAATGGCTACTGAGCAGGGCACAGATCTCATTTTAACCGAAGCATCCGACAAATTCATTCTAACCGTTTACTGATATGGCAGACACAAAGATTACAGCACTGACGGCGTTGACCGCCGCTGATCCGGCTAATGACGTTATCCCTATCGTTGATGTCAGCGATACCTCGATGGCGGCAAGTGGCACCACGAAGAAGATCAGCGTAAACAACATCCTCGGAGCATCCGGCACCGCCACCCTCGCCTCCGCCACCATCACCGGCGATCTGACGGTGGATACCTCGACGCTGAAGGTTGATTCGACGAACAATCGGGTGGGTATCAATACCGCCACTCCGGTTGCTGGAGTTGCGCTTCATGTCTGCGACAATGTTTTCGGCGCAAGTCTTTCGAGCGGAGTTCGGTTCGGCAATTCTGGAAACAACTACTACTTCGATCAGTTGATCGTTACGGATGGTAGCTCAAATCCTTCTTATCAGTTAAAGTTCGCAACCCATAATCTTGCGAAATATTTTTACGGTGGCGGAAACAACTACTGGGAGTGGTACGCAAACAACACCCTCGGAATGACCCTCAACTCCACCGGATTGGGGATTGGGGCGAGTCCGTCGTACAACATACACACTCGCGGAGCTACAGACGGACGCATTCAAGTGGAAGGTGCTAACGGATTCGGGATGGTGTTCATTCAAGCATCCAGCGGAAACTCCGCACAGCTTCAACTGAACTCCAATGGTGGTTCTGGGCGGAGATACGTTGTTGCATCCAGTTCATCGGGACAATTCATCATAGGTGACGAAACCGCTGTTGTTACTCGTCTCACCATCGACTCCTCCGGCAACGTCGGCATCGGAGCCAGCACGTTTGGAACCTCTGCCGCTAAGGTTCTCGGTCTTGCTAACGCGACTGCTCCAAGCACTTCTCCCGCTGGAATGGGTCAACTCTACGTCGAAGCCGGTGCGCTGAAGTACCGTGGAAGCTCCGGCACCGTCACCACCATCGCCAACGCCTAATTCATACCACCATGACCATCCTCTGGCTCATCGAACGCCTTCTCGTAAAGCCCACCGAAGGCTCACTCACGGACGTTGTCATCACCGCCGATTGGCGATGCAACGGCACTGAAACCACCGGCAGCGGAGACACCGAGAAGAGCTACAGCGGAACCTGCTACGGCTCCTGCTCATTCGCCGCGCCGACTGGCAGCTTCACTCCTTATCCTGATTTGACGCAGGATCAGGTTCTCGGTTGGTGCTACGCCAACGGAGTCGATCAAGCGGCCATCGAAGCGAACGTCACCGCGCAGATCAACGACCAGATCAACCCGCCCGTGGTAAGTCTGCCGCTGCCGTGGGTTCCGCCGGTGCCGCCGGTGGAAATCGTCCCGCCGCTCGTCGAGCAGAAGGTGCCGGTTTTGGTTGCGGAGCAGCCTGTCGTTTCCGACACTGCGGTCTGATATGGAAATCACCATCACACTCACTCAGGAGCAGACCAATAGCCTGCTCCAGCTCATCGACATCGCCATCAAGGCCGGTGGCTACCAGAACGCCAAGGTAGGCGTTCCTTTGGCCGACATCATCCTCGCAGCCGCACAGCCTAAATCCGAGTAATGGAACCAACGAACAGCAGCACTAGCCCCGGTGTCTCCCTAGCCGCAGCAGCAGGGGCTACTGCTGTTTCGTTTATCCCACAGCTAACCGACTGGGTAAGGCTTATCACCGCGTTGATTGGCTTAGTTTGCGCCTGTTACGGCGCGTATCGATTATTTAGATCCAAATGAAAAACACGAAAACTACTCTCGCCGGTATCGGTGCCATCCTCGTTGCTGTTGGTGGGGCTATTAAGGCCCTGTTCGACGGTGACCCGACAACCAATCTCGACCTGACCACGACCATTGCCGCGGTGACCGCCGGCATTGGCCTTATCTGGGCTAAGGATGCCAAGGAAGTCGAAGTCACTAAGCCGTGAACTGGGTCTACCAGATCCTCAAGGCTCTGCTCGACTGGTTCCGAGAAACACCACCCACCGATGTGCAACATGGTAAAGCTCCCGAGGCCATCAAGGACGATCTGGCTGGCCGTGTTGCTGACCTGCCTGGGCTGCCAGGTGACACGGGTGGTCCTGGTCCCTTCCGGTGATCCGGTGATGCTGGCCAAGCCGGTGAAGGCTAGCGTCTACGGATTCGACAAAGATAAGAAATTGGTGGGGCCGTCCACCGTCACTCTGCCGGCTGGTTGGTACGTTTTACCGAAGAACTGATATGGGAACACCACTTACAGGAAGTAGCGTCGCATCGACCTATACTGGCCTACTCAAGAACACCGACAACTCCACCGTAGGCGCATCGCTTAAAGCCATCAGCGACGGCAGCGGCAATGACTCCGCACTCCAGATCTCCAACGCCGCAGTCAATACGACCGGAGACTTCAGCGTAGCCACTAACAAGCTCACAGTAGCCTCTGCAAGCGGCAATACGCTCATTGCGGGCACTCTTGGTGTGACCGGGGCCACCAGCCTCTCCAGCCTCGCTACGAGCGGTGCAGCGACCATAGGCGGTGCGCTCAATGTTACCGGAGCAACCACGCTCACCGGCAACCTCACGGTCCCGGGTAACCTTGCAGTCACTGGAACCTCCACTCTGACCGGTAATACCGCAGTCACAGGAACCCTCGGGGTCACTGGAGCAAGCACCTTGGCAAGCGTTGGAGTAACCGGAGCCGCTACTGTCGGAACTACTCTTGGCGTTACCGGAGCTACTACGTTGGCCAGTGTTGGAGTCACAGGTGCTGCCACGGTTGGAACGACCCTCGGGGTCACTGGAGCATCAACCTTGGCCAGTCTTGGTGTTACAGGTGCAGCAACCGTTGGAACCACGCTGGATGTAACAGGTAACACCACGCTGACCGGAGACCTTGCAGCCAATGGAAACACCACACTTGGAAACGCTGGCACCGACACGTTGACGCTTAACTCGGACAATATTACGGCTCCTAACATATCAACCGTCACGGTTGATATTGCTAACGACAAAGTGCTAATTGCTGACGCAAGCGATTCTAGCAAGGTTAAGGTAGTTGCTGCGAGTTCGTTGGGAATCACAGCGGCCAATGCGCCACAATGTGTTCAGCAAGTATCCGATGATCGAATCACATATACTGGTGGCCTTACTGCTCCTGGAACAGAAATTGGAACTTTAACAAAATCAATAACCCCAAGATCTACCGCTTCAAAAATCTTAGTAAGCATTGTTCTAAATTACTCGTGCGTCAGCAATACGTCTCAATTAGTTTTGTTTAGGCTTACTAGAAATGGAACTGAGATTGGAACTTCTGTTGGAGCAGGTCAAAAAGGTATAGCTTCGGGAAGCTATGAAGACGGTGAAGTTAACGCAGTTAACAACACTAAGATTGAATTCTTTGATTCTCCTAATAGCTCAAGTGCTGTTACTTATAAGATTAACGTTTTCAGCCCTCTTGGCGCAACAGACCTGTATCTTAACTATGCGATAAACGGTGGAGCTAGTTTTACAACAATCTCTACAATGACACTGCAAGAATTCTTCGCATGAAACCATCAGAAGCGGCTCAGGCGGCTTGCGACAAGCTGTCGTTCACAGATTCGGCCACCATCGCGTTGGCCAAGAAGTTCTGTATCCGCCGCTACTCGATGATCTGGGATTCGTGCCTGTGGAACGATACCCTCGGCGTGATCTCCCATCCCGTCACCGCTGGCGATGAACTTGTCACGCTCTCGGACTACGTCACTTCCGCCTACGCTTCAGGTACCGGATACAACACCTTCCTCGACTTCCCCGTAGCCATCCGATTCACCGTCACCGGGGATACCGATGGCATCGAAATCCCCGCCGCGGAATGGGTCTCATTCTTCCAGCTCGATCCCAACACATGGAACAACGTCGATAGCCGTAAGTCCACTCCTGGCAACTTCGTTAACTGGACCCGACTCATTGGTGGAGCCTACGGACAAGCCGGTGTTCCGCGCCTCAAGCTCGTTCCTACGCCCAATGCAGATGGAACCCTGTTCATCCTCGGTAAGAAACAGTCCCAGATGCGGCAGTTCGGTGAGGCTGTCACCATCTCCAACGATACCAACTTCGAGCTACGAGGCGTAGAGAACGCACTGATGGCCTACACTGAAGGCGATCTCCTCGAATACTCCCGTCAGTACGGCAAAGCCCAATCCAAGTTCCAAGAGGGAGCCGCTCAAGTCTCCGTTATGAAGGACATGGAACGAGGCCAACAACAGCAGATTAGCCGCATCATTCCTGATAGCTTGTACGATTACACATTCCAAGACATCCTGTAGTCCGCCATGCCATTCCAATCCTCAGATGCTCTCGATGACCAGATGCTTCTGGATGGAAGCACTGGGTTTTCGACCGGCGTAATTTCAGCCACTCGTCCTGATGGCATCCCTGCGACCAGCATGGAATCGGCCATCAACATGGACTATGACGATTTCGGGAACATCGTCACCCGTCTCGGAACCGTTTCACTGGCAGGCAACAGCATCACGGCCAACTGGGAGGACATCATCACGAATTGGGAGTCAACGACTTCCAACTACGGAAGCAATCTCCCAATCAATGCCACGGTATTGTCCGGTTTCTACTTCGATACAGCCGCATCCGAACGTCTCGTCATCGCTGTTAATGACCTTAGCACCTCCACCAAGAGCCTCTACTACGGGTCACCCGGCGTTTCCTACAACCTGATTTCAGGATCAACGCTCAACGCTTCTGCTTCTTACGTCTATTTTGCTCAATTAAATGACAAATTGTTTTATTCAGACGGTTTAGGAACGCTGAAATACGTCTCCAGCGCGAACCTCGACAGCTCCACCACAGCCGGCAAGATCAGCCGCATCGATGTCATCAATCAGGGGTCGAACCTGTCATCAGTTCCCACGGTAACCATTGCCGCTCCTCCTAGCGGTGTAACGGCCACTGCAACCGCTGTTGTCGCCAACGATGGCAACCTTGTTTTCGTAACGATTACCAATCCCGGCAGTGGCTACACGACCGCTCCCTCCGTAAGCATTAGTGGCGGTGGTGGTTCCCACGCAGTAGCCTTTGTATCGCTCACGCCTCCTGCCAAGCCGATATTCCTAACCACCCATACCAATCGGTTGTGGGCTGTTTCCGCGGATACCTCGATCCAGCCCGATACCCTCTACTTCTCGGATATCCTCGATGGCGAATCCTGGGATCCTCTCGGCTCCATCCGAATCGGTGGCGATGGCGATCCCATCAAGGGACTCTACTCTTGGTTCGGCTATCAACTCATCGTCTTCAAGGAACGCTCTATTTGGAGCGTAAATGCCGATCCTACGCAGGATGCTGCCGATTGGACCATCTCACTCATCAGCGGTAATATCGGATGCTCATCGCACCGCTCAATCGCCGCGGTTGGTCCCGATGTGTTCTTCTTCTCCCGCGACGGCATCCGCTCCCTCCAGCAGATCCAAGCCGGCACCCAGACCAGCGTAGGTCTCGCGCTCTCCAGCCCAATCAACGACCTCATCAGTAGGATCAACAAGACTAAGCTCGATCTCTGCGACGGTGTATTCTGGAACAACCGCTATCTATTGGCCGTTCCGTTCGTCACCGAGGAACCAGCGATCGTTGGACTCGAAAGCGAGTACGCGCTACTGACCGAGAACAGCGTCGATATCGCGCTCGAAGGTGCTCTCAACGAGAATAACGCGGTCATCGTCTACCACTCACTGGCCCGCTCGTGGCTTGGATACTGGGATAACTGGATCGTCAACGACTTCATCCCAACCTCGTTTGGTACATTTGGACCCGTCCTCATGTTTGCCGGCGACATCGTCTCGGTGTCAGCGGGAGCAGGCCAGGTCTGGTCATTCAACGATTACCTCCCGAACACCCGGTTGTCACCGGTCTCAAGCTCCGCATACACCGATGGCGGTGCGGATTATCAATCCACGGTGATCACTAAGGCTTACAACCTCAGCGAGCCCATCCCCGACAAGATCGGGTACAGCGTTCAGTTCGCCTTCGATAATCCGTACACCACCGCAACCACGACCGCCGAAGTGTCGTTGGCCAAGGATATGTCGGACACATTCGTAACTCTCGACTCCGCGCTGGCGATCACCTCAAGCCAGAAGTTCCTGAAGGCTTACAACCTGATCAGCCAAGGTCGCTGGAATACTTTGCAATTCAAGGTAACCGCAGACGCTGGTCGCTTGTCTCTGCAATCCACCATTCTCTCTGGCTTCGTAGACTCGGTGCGCCCTCAACAATGAGCGTTCACCCGACAAACATTGAAGCGGCCAAGCTGCTGCGAGAGCATTGGCCAACTTGTTCCGAGTGGACCGATGAGCAGATCCTCAACTGGATCGGTATCTTCAACGCCAAGAAGTTGATCGGCATTGTGAAGAACGATGAAGGAAAGTGTGTCGGTGTAGGAGCTGTTCGGTTCCTGAACTCCATCGAGGAGTCCGAGGATCTCAACAACAACTTCCCTGATGGCCATATCGCGTGGATCGAGATCGCCATTGGTACCGAGCCGTGCGCGGTTCAAACTCTTTGGTTGGCCATGATGCGGCTGTGCTCGAAAAAAGTCACCAAGCTGGGTGGGTTTCGGAAGGGCATTTCCCGTTTGTACGATTTCGATAGGTACTTCAAACTGCTGATGAACAAGAGGATTTCTTATGGGCGGAACATATAAAGCACCAGACATGGCGGCGGCGAACCGCGAGGCGGTTTATGCCCAAGCGGAGACTTTCCCTATCATTCGAGAGCTGGAAGCGGCCTCTCGGCTTGGACAAGCGGGATCGTATGTGATGCTCGATAAGGAAGGGAATCCTCGCATTGATCCCAAAACCGGTAAGACTATAATTCGTGAATACGATTTCTCCGGTCAGGGAGATGTAGATCTAACACGACAAATTGCTCAAGCAACCAATGAGTTGGCTGATCCACAGGCCGCAGCTCAACTTGCTGTAGCTCAAAAGTATGGGCGTCAATTTGCTGCTCAAAGAAGGTCCGAGCTTCAAGAGGTTGATCCTACTCGTTACGCTCTTTATGAGAATTTCCTTCAAGATCTTAAGTCTGGAAACAATCAGATTCCCGAAGACACGGTTGAATCCCCATCTTACGAGCGCGTAGGAATGCCGGGTGGTCCTCAAGACACTGGTGAAGCTGCAAGAATCCGTAGCAACCTTGAGCGGCAGATCAGCTCTGGTCTCGCTCAAGCCGGTACGCTTGATCCAGCTATGATCCGAGGTGCGGAACAGGCTGCTCGCGCCCGCGGAACTTCCACTGGCAATCTCCTTGGCAATCTCTCGGCATTCCGCGAAGCCCGCGCTGTAAACGAGGCCATCTCCAACGCCGATGTCCAACGCCGGCAGCAAGCTCTCGGGCTTCTTCAGAGCGGTCAGACCAGCAGCGATGTCGCCAATCGCCAATCGCAGGAAGCTTTCCAGAACATTCTTGCTGCCACCGGCCAGCGGAATACCGCAATGCAGCAGAGCTTTGCTGGTCAGATGGCTTCTCAACAGCAGCGTCAGGGCATCCAGCAACAGAACATCGCCAACGTCCAATCGGCTCTTGGACTCCAGCCGATCGTTTCTCAAGCCGCCCAGCTTGGTAATCTCCAGCAGGGTGCGTCTCCGTTTGCTCCGCCTCAATACATCCAAGGTATGCAGCAGGCCGGCCCAGGTCAGTTGCTCCAGACTGGATCCAGCTTCGCTCTTCAGAACGCTCAGAATCAGTTTCAAGCCTCTCAAGCTGGATCTCCGTTGGCCATTCTTAAGGGTGTTACAAGCGCAATAGGATCACTTGGAAGTGCTGCTATAGGCTGCTACGTCGCTCGCGAGTGTATCCCTGATCAATGGGAGGCGTTCTACTTCTGGAAGGAACTCGTTGGACCGAAATGGTTCAAGAGCTTCTACGACAGCAATGCCGAGAAGTTCGCGAAGTGGCTCAAGGACAAGCCGAAGGTCAAGAAGCTTGTGGCCAACTGGATGATATCTCGTATCAACAGCTTGGTCCCAAAGGCTTAAACTATGGCAAACGAGATCCCAAATTCATTTGAGATTTTCAATAACATTGGAACTCCGCTCGATCCTCTAACCGAGCAAAGGTATAATGTCACAGGATCAAAGCCTCCATTTGAAAACGAAGCTGCACCGCCCTCTCAACGCTTAGAAATATCACCGTTTGAGAAGTACCTTATTGCGCTAGAGAATCTTCAGGCTCCAGTTGATTTTGAAGCGGGTTCATATCAGGGGACTTCCGCTCCAGTGTTTACTCCAATGGCCGCTCCTGCGGCTGTTCAGGTCTCTCCAGCCAGCAAATTCGGTCCAGTAACTCAATCTGGATACGCTCAACCTCCTGTGGATCCGATGAGCTATTACTCGAATCCAGATCTGAGTAATCCACAGACCTTAAACCAAGAGCAGTTAAATCCTGTAGCACAGCAATTAGGAACAAGCGCAACAACAATAATGGACCCAAACACTGGGTTGCCTATTGAAGTTATTGCAAACCCTGACTTTGTAGAACCGCGAGTTCTTCCAAACCCTCCAAGACTTGGTCTTCCTGAAATTCCTCCTGGAATGCTGGATCCCGTCATGGACTACGATCAATGGAAGTATGTTGACCGTTACATACTAAAGCCCGATAAGCCTGCTCCTCCTAAAGAAGATGAGAATGTAAAAGAACTTACTCCAGAAGAGGTTGAGCAAATGCTTGGAGGACAAACCCCTCTTCCTCCGGTGCCTCCTCAAGAAGAGGTGCCTAGGCTTAATCCTGAAGCACCTCCTACGCCTGGGTTGCCTACAATTGTTAGGCCAAGACCAGTCGTTTCTGTTCCTAAACCTAATCTTAATCTTACAGAACTCCCGAATACTACCACTCCGGTGCGTAATCCTGGGCGCGTAATACCGTTTAAGATGCCAACGGAAGTTCCTATCCCACCTCGCAGGGCCGCGGAACTGCTTGCTCCTGGCTACTCTCAAGATATCAACTATGACCCCGATGAGATCCTTGCAGCGGCAATGAGGGTGATTCGTGGACGTAGCGCGGGAAGATCTCTGATGTACTAACACTATGGCTTTAGAAAACTTCCTACAGAACGCTGCAAATTTCGCCACAGGTGGTTTGTACAACAACCTCAGCGGGCGCGAGAAAGAGCTTCAACAGCAAAAGCTTGCTGAGGCAGAAGCATTCCGAATCAACCCCGAGCTGGTTCGCGAAGCCGCGAAGTACGATCCATCCATCATGGAACGGCTTGGCAATCTGCTGACTGGAGGTATCTATGGGCAGGCCAGTGGCATGAACGACAAGCTCGAACAACGATCTATGGCCATGAAGCAGATTAGAGATGAAGAGCTTCAACGACGAATGGAGGATCGAATGAATCAATACAGAATGGGTCCAGTACAAGAACCTGTTGGGAGCGAACTGAATCCCGATCGCAGCATGGCATCCCCACCCGTCGCACCCGGAACACTTCGCAAGAAAAACACTTTCGCTGGAGGCTATTAACCTATGGCTACGAACTACAACTATCCCGATCCCGCCGACATCGAGGCGCAAGCTCAATACCGCCCTGGGGTTGGATCCAACATCTTCAACGTCCTTACCGGTGGACTCGCCGGCCAGATCACTGGAAGTACCCAACGCGGTCAGGAAGCGGCTCGTGCGCGTCAGGCATTGCTTCAGGAGGAGTTTAATAAGCGAGACGAGCAGCGCATGCTTGAGCGTCAGTTAATGATCAATGCGCTTCAGAGCGGAGTAGATGCTCCTGTTGGAGCAGATATTTATGCGAAGATGGCCGACATGAAGAATAAGGTTCTTCGTAAGACTCTTGCTGCTGGAGAGGGAGCAGCTTCTGTGTATAATAACACGATGGGTCCATCTCAGTATGAGGGTGATCCAGCCTACAGAATATCAGCAACCCAAGCTCAGAATCAAATGGCTCAAAGAAGGGCTGAGTTGCTGCAAACAAAAGACTTGGCAAGGGAGACCGATATTCCAGAGCTTGTTGCAGGACTAAGTGCTTATGGTGTTGAGGCTCGACCCGACATGCCTGCTGGCCAGCTTAGGGGTATGCTTCAGCAGGCGGTAGCAAGATCGCAAAGTCAAATCCCTGCGGAAGAGAGGGGGAAACAAGCAAGGGCTGGACTTAGTTTTCTTCAGCAAAAAGGAGAAATTCCGATGGTCGAGGATCTTAGCAAGATCCCTGACGAAGAGGCTGTTGTTAGGTTCAGTATGCTTGGAGAAGAATACAGGCAGAAGAATCGTGAGTATCAATTTGAACGAAAAGGCAAGTTTCAAGAAGAAGCAGTCAAAGGCTTCATGCAAGAGCTTAAGTCTCAAAAACCGGATAAAGATAAGCTTCAGTCTTTGTATTATCAGATGCCTAAATCTTCTCAAGACAACGAAGAGTTTAGAGTTTCTGCTGGTATTACAAGGCCAATGGTTAAGGACGAGAGAGACTCTCTAAACTCTTATGTAGAAGGTCTTGGAATGGCTGGAACACTTGCTCAATCTATATCCGCACTTCAGGGAACTGGTGATATAGCAAAGGTTTCTCAGAAGGGGTTCAATGGATTTAAATCTTGGATCACTGGAATTAAAAACAAATACGGTGTTGAAGACCCAAGATATGCAGCATTAAACGATGTGATTCAGGAATTTGAAGGATACGTTTCTGGAAAGAGGAAAACATTATTTGGAGCTTCTCTTACCGGAAACGAACTTATGTCTGCAAAACGGTTGTTTGGTGATCCAGAATCGGCCAACTTCCTGCCTCGTGCGTTGAAGCTTATTGATTCCGCGTTTAAGGATGATTTGATTGATAAACGATTCAATCGAAACGCCATCTTTGTTGATCCTACAACTCAGAGGGAAATTCAAGATGCTAGGCAGAACTGGTTTAACACCAGAGATCAATTCGGATTCTTAACCCTTGGCAAGAAAGGCAAAGTTGGCCAAGTAGTTCCGGCAAGTGGAACAAACGCTGTAGACACTATCATTGATATGGATGCTCAAGGAAGGGAGATCAAATAACATGGCTATCAAAGTAAGAGTTGAGGGGGTTGGAACCCTGTCGTTTCCAGACGGAACATCTCGTGACGTTATCTCAGATACCGTGCGGAGATATTCATCCGAAAAAGCTCCTGCAACGATTGCAGAGATGCGCCGTCGCGAGGAGCAGCCTGGGTTCAATCCCACTCAGGAGCAGAAGATGGGTGCTGCGATGCAGGCTGAAGAAGCAAGGCTTGCTGAAACTGAAGCTGGATCAGCATTTGATGAGGAAGCTCCAGTAAAACTGAATCCAAAGACCGTTTCTCGTTATGGAATCCCATTGGCCATTGCATTGGGTACGGGAGGATCCAGCATTCCAATTCAAATCGCAGCAGGAGCATTGTCTTCTGGACTTGGAGAAGCTGGCGCACAGACGATTGAGAAACTGGATGAAGATCAGGATTATCGGTTTGGAGAAATCGCTGGTTCTGCAATTCGAGGCGGAGTTCCGGTTTTCAAGGGTTTTCCAGGCGCAACTAAAGCGACCATAGGAGCGGGTGCTTTAGGTGGACTTGCAGGAGGGGCATTTGAGGGAAAAATTGAGAACCCTCTTGAAAACCCTCTTTCAAGCACTGCGAGTGCGATTAAGGAGTCTTTAATCGGAGCAGCAATTCCAGGTGCGTTGGCAACACTTGGAGCTGGTGCTCGCGGAGGTGCTGGAATGATCAACCGAGCGTTGGAAAACATTCAAGACGTCGAACGGATTGGTCCTGGTACCAGAGCTACCATAGGTCAGGCTTTCCCCGTGTTAGCTGGTTTTGAAAAACGAATTGCAGCAAGAACTGGTGGAGAAGAACTAAATCGCCAACTTCTTGAGCAATCGGATGCAATTACATCCGCTGTTCGTGGCCTACAAGGAAAAGCAGAACCAACTGAAAATGTAATCGGAAAGATACTTAATCAATTTGGAATAACAGATCCAAACACTGTTGCTCGTATTGCTGATGAATCAAAAGGATTAATAAACGCTGAACAAGCTGTTGTTAATGCAAGGACCGCTGCTCAAAGAAGCCTCGCTCAAGAATCGCTTCAAGATGCTGAAGGCGCATTTAGGAGAGTTGTTAATAAGGAGCAGCAGATCCTAAGTGCAGTTCCTTTTGAATCAGCAAAAATGGGCAATGCGATTGAGAACACATTTGATCAGACAAAAAAAGCCATCCAAGATCACTCTGATATATTGTACACGCCTGTTCGCTTCTTTGAAAACGACAAGGTCTTCAACTTAGGACTAAAGTCTGGAAAAAACACAACCTCAGTTGAACAGGCTATTTTAGATCTTAAGAAAAATCACCCGTATTTGCAAAGCGGCGATGAGAATCGAAGGTTTATACCGTATTTGGATGATTTGAATTCGGTTTTAGAAAATCAATCCCCGTCGTCACTATCACAGCTTAGAGCAATACGACAAAAACTGTACGATGCATCATCAAGTTATGATCCAATTGTAAGTAAGGCTAAAAAGGATCTTAGAGACATAGCCGATAAGATCACACAAAGCATTGACTATCAAGGAAGCTATCTTCTAAAGCCTGCCGATTATCAATCACTAAAGACAGCGAACAAGTTCTGGTCCGAATTTACACCTCAACTTGATAACTTTGGAGTATCTCAAGCATTCAAGGAAGGTTCCGAAGAACTTGGGCAGATGGCTGAGCTGTATACTGGAAGAGTTTCTCAACAAGGGTCGGAAGCTCCTGCGTTCAAAAACGCTGTCCAATTGTTATCCGATTTAAGGAAAGTTGGAGTAAGAAATGTTCCTGATCCTCAAGGTTTGAATGAGATTGTAAAATCAGGAATCATTGAGAACTCGATCAACAAAACTACACAGCAACTTGATCTGAGTTCGCTTGCGGCAAATCTCAATAAGATTGAACGCACAAGCCCAGGGTCTCTCTCTCAACTTGGGTTTGGAAATACAACAGAGCTGAATAGGTTTGTCAGCTTTATTGAACGATTGCCTGCTGCTCAGCAGCAAGGGCCTGAGGCAGTACTTGCCTTGCTCCAGCACGGAACCCCTGCAAGCCTTAGGTTTCTTTCCAGCGCAGTTAATCAGCTTCCTGATGTCGCAACCACTAGGTCCGTTATGAACGCTTTGGAGCGGAGGGCTGTGGCTGGTTCTAAAACCGCTCTAAGCACCCAGACATCGATCCGCGCAAAGGCCATCGAAGAATTGCTCCTTCAAGTATCTGAGGGTGGGGCTGCTCGCGCCGGAAGTCCTGGGGCGACAGGTATGGCAGCCCGCATGGAGTCTCTCAAAGACATGGTAGGAACCGACAGCGCGGCAAAACTGGAAACAATTCTTGGCCGGAATCTTTTCGACATCGTTCAGAATCAAATCATCCCCGGATTCAGGGTCATAAATCAGGCTAAGCAAAGGGCCGCTGGAGCCGGATCAACGGTCGCTGGATCAGTGTTTGAAAAGCTTGGAACAACTCCAGGAATCGGATCTATGACCGATTTTCTTGGATATCAAGGACTTGCCGCTGCTTTAGCTCACGGCGCAGGAGCAACCGGCATGGTTAGCCGTCGAAATCAGCTTGAAAGACTCGCTCGATTGGCCGAAATGCCTTCTGCCTTGATGCAGCAAACGGTGGCGAAATACACGCTGGCGGACGAGCCAGAGTAAACTTTCCAGAAGATTCCTCTCGACAGTTTGCAACACGCTGCTACTTTGGCTTGCGTGAGCGTAAAACTTCTAACCGTCCAAGAGATCGCTTCGGCTCTCGGGACTCATCCCGAGACGGTGCGACGGTGGATCCGGTCAGGAAAGCTTCCGGCTATGAAAGCCACGAAGCGCACCATCCGTGTCCGCTCCGATGTAATCGAGGAACTCCTCCGACAAAACCCACAATGAACAACTCAATCGCAACGACAACCCCCCAACCCTCAGATCAATCTGAGATGTACTCCAAGATCCAAGACCCCATCTCAGCCATCGAGAAGATGGGCGAGTGGATCGCAGCCAGCGGAATGCTGGGATGCACCAAGATCGAACAAGGTAAACTCATCGCGTGGCAGTGCGCCGCCGAGAAGAAGACCCCGTTCGATTTCAAACGCGAGTACCACATCATCAATGGTTCTCTCTCCATGCGCTCCGATGCCATGCTTGCCGGATACCGTGCCCGCGGCGGTAAGATTTTATGGAAGCAGTTCGACTCCCGCGCCGCCATCGCCCTATGGACCTACGATGGCAATGCATGCGAGATCTCATTCACCACCGAGGACGCTAAGATGGCCGGCTTACTACCCGCCAAGCCGGGTTCTGGGTGGGCCAAGGATCCCGCCGCAATGCTCCGCGCTCGCTGTATCAGCAAAGCGGTTCGCATGCTGGCGCCAGAGGTTGTGGCCGGCATCTACACGCCAGAGGAGACCGAGGACTTCCAGCCCTCCATCACCGAGGTCGCAGCCGTTCCCACTAAGTCCTTCGATATCACCGCCAAGCTCGAAGGCTTATTCGAGGATCGCGAGGATGAGGTCAACGCTCTCCTGCTCAAGGCCGGTCGCATTCAGGATGGTCAGACCTTCCGCGATCTTCCCGATGCGGTCGCCTCCAAGTACATAGCCAAGCCTGACCTCATCCTGTCCAAGCTGGCCGTCATCGTCACCCCCGAGATCGTCACCACGGAGGTTTCCAATGGTTGATATCATGCACGACATGCCCGCCGCGGATTACCACGAGGCAAAGGCACTCTCGAAGTCTGGTCTCGACCAGTTCCGCAAGTCCCCCGCTCACTTCCGCGCTTGGCAGGATGGCAAGACCCGCAACGAATCCAGCCCCGCGCTGGAGTTCGGTACCGCCGCTCATTGCGCTGTCCTGGAGCCGGAACGCTTCATCCTGACCTACCGCCTCTTCACCGGGGATCGCCGCACCAAGCAAGGTAAGGAAGACCACCAGCTCATCATCGACAACGGATTCATTCCGCTGCCGCAGGATCAGTGGAACAACCTCACTGGACTCGCGTCTGCCGTACACGCTCATCCTGCTGCTGCTGGCCTACTGGATGGCATCAAGACCGAGGTCTCGTACTTTGCCGAATGGTCCGGCATTGAAGTCAAAGCTCGTATCGATGGTATCGGTAAGGACTTCATCATCGACCTCAAGACCACCCAGGATGCCAGCCCTTCGGCGTTCGCTAAGTCTTGCGCTCAGTTCCGATACTTCGTCCAAGCCGCTTGGTACATGCGGATCACCGGCATCAATCGCTTCATCTTCATCGCAGCCGAGAAGGAAGCACCCTACGGGGTCTGCTGCTATGAGCTTGATCAGCAGGCCATTGATCTCGGAGTCTCGATCATCGAGGAACAACTCCGCACGTTCGTCGAATGCCAGGAACTAAACTCTTGGCCCTGTTACCCATCCACCACACAAACACTTTCGCTGCCCGCGTGGGCCGCTCGTCAGTCCGAATAAACAAACACAACAAACGCATACCAAAATGACATTCAAAGTTGATCGCGCATCCGCAGAAGTAAAACCGTTCGCCGGCCCCGGCGAATACACCGTCACCGTCAACTCCTGCAAGGACGACGGTCTCGATAAGAACGGTAACGCCGTCGCAACCCTCCGTTACAAGGGGCCAGCCGGTGAGATCATCAGCGACCGGTTCGTTCTTAAAGACACCATGATGTGGCGGCTCCAGGCACTCATCAGTGCCACCGAAGCCAACATCGCCGATGGAGACGAGTTCGATTTTAGTGTCGGAGGGGCTTTCCTCCGGTTCCTGCAAGGATTCGTAGGTCTGTCCCTCGTGATCGTGATCGAGGAGGAACGGTACACCGACAAGTTCGGGGCGGAACAGACTGCCTTCCGAGTTCGTCGCATGAAGAAGCTGCCGGTGGATCTCGACGCCATCTAACCTACAAACGAAAGCCCCCCGGAGAGTGCAAGCTCCGGGGGGTGATCGAGTCCTAACAAACAAAACATAGTCGCAACGACACGCTATGCAGACCAAAGATCATCCTGAAATTAAAACGGCGCAAGCTTTTCTGCTTCGTCCCTATCAGCAACGAGCAGTCGAGTGGGCCAAGTCTGGTGCTGATGGACTTATCATCGCGCCAGCCGGTAGCGGAAAGACCCTCATCGCTTCCTCCATCATCAAGCACTTTGCTCGGTGGCCCGAGTGGACCTTCGGATGGCTGGCTCCTACCCGTGAGACCTGTCAGCAGGCGATCGCTTCGCTTGTCGCAGTAGGAGTCGATACTTCACGGGTCGAGGTTCGTTGCCCCCATGAATCCGTAGATTTCTCCCGTAAGAACCTCATCATCGTTGACGAGTGTAAACATAGTCCAGCGAAAATTTGGCACAAAATTATAGACCAGTGCAAAGGACTCCGCTACGGCTTTGACGCCACCCCCTGGTGCGATGATCCAGAGCGTAACGAGATCCTTCGTAAGATGTTCCGCGATACCCAGTTCGAGATCCGCCGGGATGAACTGGCCGGTGTACTCGCACATGCCAACATCTACATGCACTCTGCTACTGACCTGCATCTCCAGCAGAAGATCGATGATCAAATCGAGAGGCTGTTTGCCGATCGCAAGAGGTACATGCAGGTCAGCCAGCCTATCCTTCGGGCCATGTGCGCTTGGGAGGCACTCACCGAGATTGGTATCTGTGGGAACAGGGCCAGGAACGATATGGCGATCATGATGGCCGCATCCAGTGGTCCTAAATCTCCCACGCTTGTTCTGGTTCCACGAGTCACACTCGGAATGCATTACATGCTGTCATTGAGCGGCTCCATACTCGTCCACTCGAAGATGCCGAAGAAGCATCGGCGCGAAGCAATGGAAGAGTTCAAAGCGGGGAATATCCAAACCATGATCGCCACCTCGCTGGCCGATGAGGGTCTCGACCTTCCTAACGTCCACACGCTCGTAATGGTATCTGGAGGGCGATCCGCACAGAAAACCATCCAGCGGGCCAGCCGTGCGCTGCGGCGGGCACCGGGTAAGGACACTGCCATCATCCATGACTTCAAGGATACCTTCCATCCTCTGGCTCTGGCTCACTCCAAGAAACGGGTCAAGTGCTACAAGGAACTTGGATGTTCGATCCCATGAGCACTGCACTGACTATCATGGGCATGGCGATACTGCTGCCATTCTGCGTGATCGCCGGTATCTATGTCGGCCACTCTCTCACTATTCGGTCCCAACAAACTAATGAAAACAAACCAAACAATAGTCGCATGTGACCCAGGCGTTAACGGTGGATTCGCAATCCAAACCAAGGACGGTATACTCCTGTTCGCAATGCCCGAGTCGCTGCCCGATATGGCGCAACTCCTCAGCGGATTCAAGCTGGCGGACTCCCACCTGTGGGTTGAGAAGGTTCCTAAGTTCGTGTCCAAGCTGACCCCCTCATCGAGCGTGGCAACACTCCATGAGAACTACGGTATCGTCCAAGGACTGGCCTACTCACAAGGTTACGCGCTTCACCGCGTGGAACCCAAGGTGTGGCAGGATCCTCTTGGACTCGGCGGCAAACGATCATGCGCCAATTCCGCGGAGTGGAAGCGTAAGCTCAAGAGCAAGGCCCAGGAACTCTACCCTCACCTCGATGTGACTCTTAAGAACTGCGATGCCCTGCTGGTTCTCCACTACGCACTCGGAGGTGGCCGATGAGCGACAAGATCAGGAACATCATCGATGGTGGCACTGGGGTGTACAGCATCAGCAAGAAAGAAGCTGGAGAAATCCACAAAGCGGCTAAGAAAGTTAAAAACCACGAGGTCAGTTACTGGACGAGGAATAGGAAGAAGAAGGAGGCGAAATGACCACACTACACGAAACTGAAGAAACAATCCGCCTCACATTGAAAGGGCTGCTGTCCATCTATCTGCCAGAAAAGACGATGAACGAGGTCTTCAACGCAATCGAACTATCATGCCGTCGCAACAACTGGGGCATCGCAATCGACGAGAACAATCGTCTGGACTTCGTTCCGATGTTGAAAGTGGAGGAGGCGAAATGACACGCGAACAAACAATCGAAGCCATCCGAGTCATGCAGGCGTTTGTGGATGGGAAGGAAGTGGAGGTCTTGCTTCCTTTCTCACAGTCGGAAATAGCAACTACACCTGTATGGAACTGGGATGCTAACAACTACCGCATCAAACCCACCCCTGTCCTTCGCCCGTGGACTGCGGATGAGGTTCCGCTGGGGGCGTGGATACGGTACAAAAGAGCGTTGCATGATCGAAGCATCCTCGCATGGACATCAAACCAAGCTGACCGAGATATGTGGCTGGATGAACGCGAACACAGCATCGACGGCGGCAAAACGTGGCTCCCGTGTGGAGTCGTGGAGGAGGCGAAATGAACGAAGAAATACTGAACAAACTATTGGAATACATTGACGCGGCAATCGACGCAAAATCCGAACAAGCGAGAGAATCGTCTGACGGAGGATTGTGTGAGGCGCGTGTAAAAGATCGCGTCAAAGACGAGCTGTTTGAACTGATAAATAAGGAGGAGGCCAAGCCGTGAGTGATACCCCGAGGATGGACCTTGCGCTTCGTAAGGCACAGGAAGATTGCACTGAATCATATCTATTAACTGAAGGCCTGAAACTAGAACGCGAA